TAAAACATATCCTTTTTTACGACCCACTTTATTGTTGTTCATATTTATCCTCCTTATATATTATAGTATTTAGGTGGGCATATTCACCAAATAATTCTTTTGCTTTTTTGTTATATGCCAACCCAGCCTCATTTTCATCAAAAAATCTTCCGATATATTTACATTTTCCATTCAATTTTATTTCTGCTTTCCATCTATTTCTATAATTGTCCCAATGCACGCCTTTGTATCTGGATGTTTTGTCTGGTGCTTTTCCTTTATTCATACCATTATTACTAGCATTAACAAATCTTAAATTACATTTTCTATTGTCTAACGTGTATCTATTTATGTGATCCGTTACCAACCCTTTATCTGGCTTACCCATAATAATGTGGTGTAGATAAACTCCTGTATTTGTTTTTATCCTGGTATAAATTTTATTCTTATCTGACTTGGACGGATGTAATCTATATTCCTTTACCTTATCATAATCCTCGACGTCTATAATTGTTTCAGCAACCATATTACCTTTTATATCATAAATTTCTATATAACACACACCATTATCAAATCTGGCACAACTGGGTTTTAGATGTAATTTCATACCAGCCTTCATTCTTTCTATGGTTTCTTTTGAGTGGTGCTTGCCATAATTAGGATGTTTATCACCTTTTTTAGATTCACTTATTTTTTTCTTCGTTTCCTCTGAAATATGCTTGCCCGTCCAGTAACCTTTCTTACCTTTATTTATTTCACTCAATTTTCTTCTGGTTTCTTTTGAAACTATTTTATTCCTCTGTTTTTCTTTATGCTCTTCTGTTTGTTTGTATCCTTTCTTTGGCATTTTCTATTCTCCTTCGTCTTAATTTTGTCGGTTTATATGTATCTCTGTCTTTTAATATTTTCAATGTTTCCTCTGGCTTATTCCGAAACACACCATTATTATATTTTTCACACAGTGCCTCTATTTTGTAGAATGCATCATCATCCAAATTCAACCATATTAATTCGCCTTCTGTAAATCCATCTCCAATTCTGTTATCATCCATTTGTTTTTCCTCCTTTGTAATTTTTAATCCATTCCCTCTGTGCTCTAACAATTTCATTGTTTGTTGGGTTTTCTATACAATAGGTATCCAGCCACCTTCTGGCAAACTCAAACAATTCCTCTGCTCTCAACTCATCCATTTCATTTTCAGTCAAATCTTCCATTTTAATTCCTCCATTTTATTTTTTTTTATATTCAAAATGTCCATTATCATGGTTTATTTTGTTTATGTTGTCATCAAAATAAATACATTGTTGTTCATTTAACCATTCCACCATCTCCAATTCTAACCTATAATATGATTCATCATCCATATCGAATATGGATGCACAGTTTTTATATTCCGCCATATTATATATTTCCATTTCCATAATTAATTCTTTTTCCATAACACTTAATTTATTGTAATTTACACATGGATCAATGTATTCTGGTTGTTCCATTATATCACCTCCTTAATTATATATAATTGTATAATTTTCTGGGTCTTGAAATACATCAAATTTTTCGTCTGCGTCTTCAACAAAATTAAATTGTTTTGCCTTGTTTATGTCGTCTGTATAAAATATTCTGCCACTTACAAATTTTCTGACGTATAAATTTCCAAATTTAGGCGAATTATACAATAATTTGCATTTTGTTTTCTTGTCTTTTGTATTCCACGCCTTCCACAAAATTTCATTAAATGCCAATGTGTGTCTATTTAATTCAACATCATCGCCGTCTAATTTCCAATTAAATTTTGCATATTCTGGCATACGTCTTAATCTGCTAATACATCTGCTGTATTTGTTGTGTGTTCCAGGAATAAATGCATTATTTTCATATGCACACAATATTTCAAAATCCAAATCCTCTTGTCCATGTGCCTGGTATATTTCTGTAAATTCTGGTATATTATACCAGCTCCACCGTCTTGGTGATTCATTCCTGCATGCACCCAAAAACATCGGTATTCCATTTTCAATTTTAATCTGTTTAATAATTGTATTTGCCATTTCCAAAACCTCCTTTTTTATTTATATTCATTGATTTCGCACATTAATTGTGATTTGCCAAAACACACGCTGTTTTTTATTGTCATATCCAGAATCTGTCATTTTGTAATAGCTCCCGGCAATTATTTTTCCAGATGTGCATCCTTGTTCAACAATGTGTGCAATATGCAACATGTATTCCATAACATCAACATTATTTTTAACATCAATATTTTCATCATTATTCATTTCCAAAACCTCCTTTTGTTTAATTTAATCCCCTCTTAATATATAATATAATCATTAATAATGTAATGTAAAGAGGGTATACGATAATAATTGTAATATATTTAATAAATGACATTTATTGTCCATTATCTGATATTCTGTTTCCATACCTATAATATAATCACCTTTTTCAGAATGTAAAGAGGACAAACGCAAATAATTCAAAAATAATATACCCTCCTATAATATAGACAAGTTAGTTTATGTTGTAGCTACAATGTAATCATTTACCTTATACAAAACTGGATAATCTGGTGGTCGAAATACTGGCATTATGCCTATATAATAGATACATTATACCATTTTTGGTGAAAATAGGCAAAAATAGACGAAAAAATTCGTCGGTATAAGTGGTGATAATTATATGGAAAAAACACTGATACAAAAATAATTAAAAATAAATGGTTTACTATGTATGAGAAAAGTAGCATATATGTAGTGAATCCTATAGCAAATCAGGTTTCTAGCATGTCCGATTAGCAGATTGGAAATTTAGAATATCGGTAAAAACTAGTTGACTACAATTTTCTGTTAAAGTATCTTTTCCTCAATGCCTTTCTCTATCTTTCGAATCTAACCATATTCCTCCTATCCAACTGGTCAGATGCAATGTCTGACATTAAGCTTTTCCATTTCCTCCAGCACCAGGGCTTTCCTCTCTGGTGCAAAGTGTTCAGATTTATACCGAGTGGGTTTGTGGGCTCTTTAAAATATAGATGTCTTGCCACTCACTCAAACAATTTTCCCTTCCGCGGGGGGAAGATTCTTTCAAAGGACAGTAATGATAATATGCTTACATCAATTATTCCACAAACCAAGTCCTATGATACAACAACCAGATGGAATGGGTGACTGCACCATCTGTAAGCACGACACAGACAATATTAACTGTATAGGGTATAAACCCATAACAATCCAAGAATACGACGTTGTAGAGCGAAATAAGGACGATATACTGGTATAATTATTATTATATAATGATAGTATTACAATATGCTGGTTATCACGTTTTTATATTATATTTATTATATATTTATATATAAGAGTGGTATACTGGCATTACCATCGTTATTATAGTATAATTATATTATATTAATATTAATTAGGGGGATGTATATGTTAGTTGAAATGTGTGCTGTAGATAAGATCATTCCATATGCTAGAAATCCGAGAAAGAATGATAGAGCAATTCCAATGGTTAAGGCTTCCATTAAAGAGTTTGGTTTCCAACAACCTATTGTAGTTGATAAAGAATACGTTATAGTAGTAGGACATACTCGATATGAGGCTGCTAAACAGTTAGGATATCCAGAGGTGCCAGTAACCATAGCTAAAAATCTTACACCACAGCAAATTAAAGCGTATAGAATAGCAGATAATAAGACAGCAGACTTTTCATCATTTGATAATGATCTTTTGATACTCGAAATACAAGAGTTGCAAGATGCAAATTATGAAATAGAAAACACAGCTTTTTCCGCGGGCGAATTAGAAGATTTGCTATTAGAAATATCTCAAGGTAAGACTAACCCATATAATGAATGGATAGGTATGCCAGAGTATGATCAGAATCACTCCACTACTGAACATCACATTATAGTTAATTTTAAGAATATGGATGACCTAAACGACTTTGCTATATTAGTGGATCAGAAAATTACACCTAAAACACAGTCAATATGGTTTCCAATAAAGACAGACACTACAGATCCTAAAGATATAGAGTTCCAAGATGAGTGATCCACAGTTTCCATTATACATACCTTCCAAGTCACGTTCTGATACAATGCTTACTAGCAAAGCTCTTACTACTATGAATGTTAATCATTATATTGTTATAGAGCCTGACCAGATGGATGACTATATTAAGGCTATCAAGCATTGGGGGTTACTGGCAACACCATTAGAATTGGATCTATCTTACAAAGACAAATATGAGTTATGTGATAATTTAGGTTTAACCAGAAGCACAGGTCCTGGACCTGCTAGAAACTTTGCTTGGGATCATTCAATAGCAAATGGGTATGACTGGCATTGGGTAATGGACGATAATATAAAGTTCTTTGCCAGATTGTATAAGAATAAAAGAATAGAGGTAAAGACAGGAAGCTTCTTTAAAGCAATGGAAGACTTCGTATTACGGTATAAGAATGTGGCTATGGCTGGACCTAACTATAAAATGTTTGCTATACCGAAAACAAAGTATCCACCATTTATAACAAATACCAGAATATATTCATGTAATTTTATTCGTAATTCTTTAAGTAATAGATGGAGAGGTAGGTATAATGAGGATACTATACTATCCATTGATTTGTTGAAAAAGGGATGGTGTACTATACAATTTTATGCTTTTTTACAGGAGAAATTAGCCACCCAGACATTAAAGGGAGGCAATACAGAAGAATTCTACCACGCTGAAGGTAAGGTAGAGAAGGGTAAATCGTATGCTACTGGAGGCACAACAGCCAAATCACAGATGCTTGTAAATGTCCATCCAGACGTAGTTAAATTAAGATGGAGATTTGGAAGAGTACACCATCTTGCTAATTACAGATTATTCAAAAATAATATGCTAATATTACGGGATGATATAAATATAAGTAATACACCAAATGAATATGGTATGACATTAAAGAAACTGGACGGTGGTATAAAGACAAATGGCTAATGAAAAAGGTAATACAGAGCGTAAGGCAGAGCTGAAGAAGAAAGCGTATCAGTTACGTATCGCTGGGCTATCTTATCGTAAAATAGGAGAGCAATTAGGAATAAATTTTCAAACAGCATTTAACTATGTTAAAGAAACGCTAGATAACTTACGGAGAGACTGTACAGAACTAGCAGAAACCTATAGAGATATGGAACTAGTAAGACTAGATGAAATGCAAACTGCTATATATACCAAAATATTAAAGGGGGATCTAAATGCTATCGATAGACTATTACGAGTTATGGAAAGGAGATCGAGATTGCTAGGATTAGATGCTCCTAAACAAATCGAAGTCGATAGTAAAACGATAGATATAGTAATAAAAAAAGCGGATGAAGATTAATATAGATCTGTCAGGAATACGCGACGTTATCCTTCCCAAGTTTTATCCACTACTAAACGATACAAATGATATGCTAATATTAAGAGGTGGTCGTGCCAGTGGAAAATCTAAATTCTGGGCACAGAAAGTAATGTATCGTATATTAGCAGATTTTGATAATAGAAGAATAGATCATAGATTTGTAGTATTACGTAAATCAGGTGCTAACTGTGACAGATCAACAGTAAGTGAAATTAAGGGTGTTATTAGAGACTGGTGTTTGGATGAACTGGTAGAGTTAAACAAGATGTCGAAAACATTTACTTTTCTTAATGGTAGTCAGATATTATGTTCAGGAGTAGATGATCCAGAGAAGACCAAAAGCCTCTATAAACCAACATCACTGGTATTTGAAGAAGCAACAGAGTTTAGCTATAATGATCTTATTACTATAATACCATCTATGAGAGGGAATACTGGTAGTTATCAACAAAGCATATTATGCTTTAACCCCATAAGCATACAAAACTACGTATATAAGAATTTCTTCGCGGGCGGAGAATTACCTAATACAACCTATCACTTATCTACATTCAGAGACAATCCATATGTAGGTGAAGAGTATGGCAGGAAGTTAGAGCAACTAATAGGCAATAACAAAAACCTATACAACATATTAATAGCAGGTGAATGGGGAAGCACGGAAGGACTGGTATTCGATTATGACAGTTACGAGATTATACCAGAATGGCAAGAGCCTACATCTGAAACAGTATTAGGACTGGACTTCGGATTTATAGATCCAACAGCAATGACGCGTTGTGGTGAGTATAAAGAT